GATCTAATGGGTATGATGGTTTCCGGGGGCAAGGCTATAGCCGTAACCATAGACAAGGATCTACGGACTGTACCGGGCTGGCATTGGAACCCCGACAAGGAACTAGAGCCTACCCTAGTAGACGAACTAACGGCTGACCGTAACTTCTATACCCAGTGGTTGACCGGGGATTCTACCGATAATGTACCCGGTGTATGGAAACTGGGGCCAAAGAAAGCCGCTGCCCTACTGGACAGCACTCCACCACAGAACTGGAAGCCCCTAGTTTTAGCTACTTATGAGCAGAAAACTGACAAGGACGGTAATAAATATACGCTAGACTACGCTTTATCGCAGGCTATTTGCGTTAGAATCCTACGGAATGGGGAATATAATAAACAAGATTCAACTATCTCTGTGTATGCTTACTGATAGTTGGAGCTACTGATACATAAACCAAGGAGAACACTAATGAATAATACCTACGATTGTAATTCTAATACTTTTAATAATCCTACAACCCTTACAGCCCATAGCTTTAACTATGTAGAATCTACCCTGAACTATGTGGGGGACTATGCCCCGTTTTACGCTACCCCAGATTCAGCAGGGATGGATGTCAAGGCATGTAAGGACTTTGTAATGCAACCACATGAGCGAACTAAGGTTCCCCTAGGTCTTTATATCGCTATCCCCAAGGGCCATGTTGGTCTATTAATTGGGCGTTCTAGCATGGGCGCTAAGGGTATCTCTGTTTCTAACGCGGTTGGTGTCATCGACGCTGACTACCGTGGAGAAATTATGGCACTGCTAACTAACACCAATACTTATCCTGTTAAAATAATGGCAGGGGATCGGATTGCTCAGCTGCTAATTATGCCAGTTGTTCAACCCAAGATTGTCCGTGTAGATTCGCTTGATAACACCGCCCGAGGTACTGGTGGTTTTGGTTCAACAGGAGAGTAAGATGAATACATTTCAGAAGTTTATTGCTATATCAAGATATTCCCGCTGGATTCCCGAGCTTAATCGCCGGGAAACTTGGGATGAAACTGTGGATCGCTGGTGGAATTACTTTGTTAACAAAACTCCACAGCTAGCTACACGGCCAGATATCCGTGATGCTATTCTAAATCTAGAAGTCCTTCCAAGCATGCGTGGTTTAATGACCGCAGGCCCAGCTTTGGATCGGGATCACACTGCTCTATACAACTGCAGCTATCTTGAGATTACAAGCCATAAGTCGTTTGCTGAGCTTATGTATATTCTCATGTGTGGTACGGGTGTAGGCTACAGTGTGGAACGGCGCTGTGTAGAGCAGCTACCCGTTGTTCCCAAGAATATCACAAAGGATTTTAATTCAATCTTTGTAGTTGAAGACTCGCGTGAAGGTTGGTGTGACGCACTTAAGAACCTCATGCAGAGCCTTTATGAAGGCATCCACCCCAAGTGGGACATCAGTATGATACGCCCTTCGGGAACCCGTCTAAAGACCTTTGGCGGTCGTGCTAGCGGTCCCGCTCCCCTAGAAGAAGTCATGCGGTTTGTAGTCCAAACATTCTACAAGGCTCAAGGCCGTAGGCTAACTGCCCTAGAGTGTCACGATATCTGCTGCAAGATTGCTCAGTCGGTTATTGTAGGTGGTGTACGCCGCTCAGCAATGATCTCACTCAGTGATCTTTCGGATAGAGAGATGGCTACTTGCAAGAGTGGTGCTTGGTGGGAAACCTCAGGCCACCGCGCTCTTGCCAACAACTCAGCCATCTATACATGCAAGCCATCCCTAGGCCAGTTTCTAGAAGAATGGACTTCATTGTATAACTCCCACTCAGGAGAGCGCGGCATTTGCAACCGTGAAGCCATGAACGCTATTGCCAAAAAGTCTGGTAGAGAACAGGCAGACTATGGAACTAACCCATGCTCTGAGATTATTCTCAAACCTAATCAGTTTTGTAACCTGTCTACTATTGTTGTTAAAGCCACAGATACACTTATGGATCTAGAGCGTAAGATTGAGCAAGCCACTATCATTGGTACAATTCAAAGCATGTTTACCCACTTCCCTTATCTCTCTTATGATTTTGCTAAAAATTCAGAAGAAGAAAGATTGCTCGGTGTTTCGATGACTGGTATCTTTGATAACAAACTAACCAGTGGTCAGTTGGGGTATGCAAAGCTAGCTCATGCGTTGGAAAAACTGCGGGATCTCGCAACTATTACCAACCTTAAATGGGCCGATATGCTTAACATTTCTCCTAGCAAATCAATTACATGTATTAAGCCAGAAGGAACAACCTCTTGTTTGGCTGATGCTTCTAGTGGTCTTCACCCACGGTACGCTGATTTCTATTTTAGAAGAGTGCGTATTGATAAGAAGGATCCCCTATACCATCTAATGGAATCTAGTGGCCTTCATGTGGAGGATTGCGTAATGAATCCAGATAGTACTGCCGTGTTTACCTTTGCTCAGAAAGCCCCACAAGGATCTCTTACACAGAAAGATCTTACAGCTCTTGAGCATCTTAAACTCTGGAAAGCCTATCAGGATCATTACTGCAATCACAAACCTAGCATTACTGTTAACTACTCTGATGATGAATTCATTAGCGTAGGTCAATGGGTTTGGGATAACTTTGATTCTATCTCTGGCATCGCCTTCTTACCTAAGTCTGACCACATCTATGCTCAGGCTCCGTTTGAAGAAATTGATGTAAGAACATACAACCTACATCCCAAGCTTGACTTTAATTTCAGCAAGCTATCACAATATGAAAAAGAAGATACAACTAAGTCATCACACTCAATGGCATGTACTGCCAATGGTTGTGAATTAGTATAAGGAGAACACGATGGATACAATGTTAAATACTATTATTACAAAGATTAAGATTGGGGCTGCTCTGTCTAACGCAGAGCTAGCCCTAGTCTTTACTGAGGTGTTTAAGAAAACTGAAATAATGCAGGAAGAACTCAAGAAACTAAAGGACAAAGTAAATGACATCGAAAGAGTTTCCAAGAATAGACCCCGAGTTGATAGAGAAGCTTGAAAAAATTTACCAACCTTTTGAGTACGATCCTGATTTATCTGTAGATGCATTTGTCAGAGCCTCTGCCTATAGAGCTGGACAAATATCTGTAGTAGAGAAGCTTAAACTAATTCTAAAACAACAACAGAAAGAGAGGTAAGTCATGGGTGGATCACCTTCAATTAGTGGCGGTATGACACAATCCGAGTATCGGACAATGCTTCAAGAGCAACGCGAATATAATGACAGAAAAGAAAAAGAACAGCGCACTTTTTATGAAGAGCAACTAAGAAAACAAGAAGAACGAGCAAGACAAGAAGCCCAAAAAGCAGCTGATGCTGAAAAAGCTAGGATTGAATCTGTAGAAGAAGCTGAAAGCAAGCTTCAACAAGAAGCTGCCGCACAAACTAGCGGCGCAGAACAAGAAGATGGTGGAGAGGGTGAAGATGAAGATGCTTTTGACTTTTATAATTCGCTATATCAAGGTTTAGATGAACGACCAGAATAAGGAGTAACTTATGGAACAGACAATTGCTGATAGGTTTAGAATTCTACACAGTGGTAGACAAGCTAAACTAAACCGTGCAAGAGTCTGCGCCAGTCTCACCGTCCCTTCAGTGTTACCACCTGAGGGATGGAACGAAGAGCAGACATTGCCACAGCCATATTCGTCTGTTGCAGCCAAAGGTGTCACAGCTATGAGCAGCCGCATACTAAGCGCTCTGCTCCCGCTCAATGATACTCCGTTCTTTAAATTTGCTCTGAAGTCTGGCGTAGAAGCAACGCCTGAAATAGAAAGTTATTTAGAAACTCTTTCTTATCAGGTGTTTAATAAACTGAATGGAACAAACTTAAGAGAAACTATTTACCAAGCTTTGCAGCATGCTGTAATTGTTGGAGATGTTCTCTTCTTAATGGAAGATAATTTTACATTTAGAATTCAACGCTTAGATCAATTCGTTGTTCAAAGAGATGTTGAAGGAAATGTTGTTGAAATTATTAATTTAGAGTATCATTTAATTGATTCTGATTCAGTTAATTTACTTGGTAGTGAATACGGTATTGAAAAGAAAACAGGGTATAAAACTGTTTACTGCAGATACATTAAAGATTATGATAGTGAAAACGAATGGTATGTTCGTAAAGAAGATGGCGAAGGTAATCTTATAGAAGAAGGAGAATACGCTGTTCTTCCTCTTTCTGTTCTCCGTTGGTATGGAATCACTGGTGAAAACTACGGTCGATCACACTGTGAAGATATCTTAGGCGATCTTCAAACACTTGAATCATATACTAAAGCTTTGATCGAAGGTCTAGCAGCCTCCTCTACATTTTGGTTAGCAATCGACCCCACAGGAATTACCGAGATAGATGATATTGCCGATGCGCCCAATGGTTCATTCATTGCTGCGAGAGGTAATGACTTTTCTGTTCTATCTCCATCCCAAACAATGAATGCACAAATTAGTGCATGCCAAGCTGCGGTTGAAGCAATGCGTAGGGAAATCTCCCAGTCATTCCTTATGACATCTTCAGCCATTCCTAGTGGTGATCGTGTAACTGCTACAGCGGTTCGTATGATCGGTTCTGAATTAGAAACCGTTCTTGGTGGTGCGTTCTCTAGCATTGCCAGAGATTTGATCGAACCAATTGTAAAAAGAACTGTGTTCCTTATGTTAGAGAATAAGGAAATTGACAAGAGACTTTATAACCAATTCTTTGATAAGAATGGTATGCTTACAACCCAAGTAATTACTGGTTTGCAAGCCTTGTCAAGAGACACAGATCTACAGCGTTTAATGCAAATGGGTGAGATGGTTCGTAATCTACCTGAACAAGCTTACATGGCTTTTAAGTGGGACGAATATGCTAGAGCTTTGATTTCTTCCCTTGGTTTTGACCCAAGAAACTGGGTCAAGAGTGAAGAAGAAATTATGCAACAGCAACAGCAGATGCAACAGATGCAAATGCAGCAACAGATGCAAGCTCAAGCTGGCAATACCGCTGTAACCACAGCTGGTGCAGTAGCTCAGCAAGCTGCAACGCAGGATCTTCAGCAAACAGGTGGTCAGAACATCCAAGCTCTGATGGCCCAAGCTGGTATTGACCCTGCTCAATTACTAGGAGGAGGTCAAGGTGGCGAAGCGATTGGATAAATCTAAAATGGCTTGTAATCGACCGCAGAAATCTCCTAATCCCGGCAAGAAAAGAGTAGTCAAAGCTTGTGCCAACGGCCAAGAAAAGATTATTCACTATGGTGCTACGGGTTATGGACATAACTATTCTGCTAAAGCTAGAAAAAGCTTTAAGGCCAGACACGGTTGTGATAAAGCTGGTAATAAATTAACAGCCAAATATTGGGCTTGCAAGAATCTATGGGCTGGTCCCGGCGGTTCTAAAGCTTCTTGTCCTAAAGGCAGAAAGTGTAAAAAGTAATGCCTAAAGACGCATGCTATAAAAAAGTAATGTCCCGCTATAAAAAGCACTCTGCTTATGCTTCAGGTGCTATGGTTAAGTGTCGCAAAGTCGGCGCTGCCAAGTGGGGTAATAAATCTAAAAGGAAGAAGTAATGGCTAAAAAGAAAAAGAAAAAAGCTGACTTCTCACTTGAAAAAGAAAAAGGTTTGCATGGTTGGTTTTCTAGAAACAAAGGCAAAGGATGGATCAATTGTAAAACAGGTGGTCCTTGTGGCCGTTCAGATACCAGCAAGGGTTCTTACCCTGCGTGTAGACCAACAAAATCTATGTGTACTGCTAAGGGAGTACGCGCTAAGAAATCAGGAAAGAGAGTATCTTGGAAATGAAATCCAAATTCAAATGTAATTGTGGAACAACCACCAGATTAACTGGTAAAGATGCTCAGCCTAGGGCATGTCCTAAGGCAATAACAAAAACTACTAAGAAAGGTAAGTAAATAAAATGAACGACAATGTACAAGAGACTCCAGAGTTTGAATATCAGAACACTCCAGAGACTAGCGCTGTGGACTCTGCTATTCAACAATCAGAACAATCTCTTGTTGCATCACCTGATGAAGTTAATGCAGCAAAAGAACGGAAGGCGTTTGAAACTTATGTCCAAAGTAATGGTATCGCAGTACCTGAAAACTTTAAGGACATTGGTAGCTGGTTTGACAGTCTAAGAAACGCGCAGAAAGCATATACTCAGAGCCGTCAAGAGATCGCTGATCTTAAAAAGAAGTACAACGATACAACTGATAACCCTCAGTATAAACCCACACCTACCCCAGAGAAACCTAGTGTACCGCCAATTAAAGAGGAACTAAGAATTCCTGATAAGGCTGAAGCTCCTAAGGAACAGTCTGCTCCTGAAGTTGCGCCTATCACTAAGGAAGATTGGGATAAGTGGTCAATTGAAGTATCTGTTAAGGGCGCTCTCAGCGATGAGACAATGAATGAGATTCGTCAGAAGACAAAGCTGCCTGACTTTGCAATTCAAGAATACATGCAAGGTCAGCAGGCAAAGCTTCAACTAGCTTTCGGCAAAGCTGCTGAACTTATCGGAGGTCGTGAAAGACTTGCCGAACTATTTGGCTGGGCTAGCCAGACTATGAACCCTCAAGAAATTAAGAGCTTAAATGCTGCTCTTGCTACCCCATCGTGGGATGTAGCTCTTATGGGTTTATCCTCAAAGTATGAGAAGTCTACTGGCAACTCAGCCAAGCAAAAGGAACCAACTAAAGGTAGACAGGTTCCAGTCGGTAGTACACAGCAGGCAACTGCTGGCTATCAGACTAAACGGGAATTCTATGCGGACAGAAACAACAGCCGTTTTAACACGGACCCTAAGTTCCGGGCTGCTGTAGAATCACGCATGGCTAGAACTGATTTCCGTAGTTTACCTTTCTGACATTGATGAATACTTGCAACAGTCCCCCGTTAGGCTGGATATGAAGCAAGGACTAATCACCAACCCAAAGACTCCTAGTGGAAAAATCAGTAAGTTGGCTAAGTCAATCCTCGTAACTTTTTATTTGATTTAAAACACTAACTCTAAGGAGTAATAAAATGCCATTTGACAATTTAGGCGCAAACGATATGGTTTACCGCACATCAACAACAGCCGCTACTTCAGGTGGCGCAGCTGGTGCAAACAAACTTTGGTTACCAATCTGGAGCGGTGAAGTTATTCACGCTTACGACCGCTATAACATGTTTGAAAAC